TCAGCCCACGAGATTGCGCCGTCGCCTGGCCGGTGCTGTCACGCCCAGCGCCGCAACGATGCGCCCCACCTGGCCTTCCGTAATCCCATGCTCGGCAGCCAGCTGCCGGGCCGTTTTGTCCGTGGCGTAGTCTGCAGCGATGCGCTGGTTGCGCAGTGCCTGCAGTGCACGCGCTGCCCTGGGCAGCTGGAAGTGGGGCAGGCCCCCATACTCACGAGCGAGCTGGAGCAAGGCTGGCACGCCGATGGTGGCTGCATAGGGATGCTCGGGTGTGACCTTGTCCGGCGTGGGAACGTAGATGCGCAGTCCACCCCAGCGCTGCACCAGGGCCATCGTGGGCTGCAGTCCGATCAGGCGCTCGAAGTCCTGCAGCAGGGGCGGAAGCAGATCGCTGCAAGTGCCATGGTGCGGGTCCAAGGCAGCTGCCACGGGCGTGTGCATGCCGATGGTGGGGGGCAGGGCAGCAGGCCGAAAGCCCTGGAAGGCGGGTGCCGGATGGTGTTCGGAATGCATTTTGGCTGTACGCTCTTGGTTCAAAAGGAAACGGTTCAATTTGAACCATATTCTTGGTCCATAACGAACCACTGTCAAGATTCGCCATGCCTGCAAAACCTGTGACTGATGCGCTTACATCCAACGTTGATGAGGTACTGGCGCGCATGGCTGAAGCCTTGGGACCAGACTGGATGGCGGGCATGGAGGTGCAGCCTGAAACGGTGCGGACCTGGCGCAAGCGCGGGGAAGTGCCAGCACGGCAACTGCTGCGGGCCTCGCAGCGAGCGGGCCGGCCGCTGGAGTATTTCAACGGCACGGGCGCAGCGAAGCCTGGGGCTCGGCATGGTGGGGCGGCCGAGGACGAGTTCACGCAGATCGAGATGCTCGATGCGCACGTCAGCGCAGGGCATGGGGCCGTCAATGGCCCCGACGAGGTGATAGGCCGCTTCGCCTTCCGTTCGTCCTGGCTGCAGTCCAAGGGACTGGGCAGGCACAACGCCAAGATCGTGCGTGCCCGTGGAAGATCCATGGCGGACCGCATCAACGATGGCGACATCCTGCTGGTCAACACCTCGGTCGATACGCTGACCCAGGATGGTGTCTATGTGATCGAGCTGGAGGGTGAGAACTACGTCAAGCTGCTGGAGCGCGACTTCAGCACGGGCGGTGTGCGCATCGTCAGCTACAACCCCGCCTATCCGCCCCAGGTTCTGGAAGGCGAAGCGGCCAACCGGCTGCGCATCTGCGGCCGGGTCCTCTGGCACGGCGGAGAACTTTAGCCCCCGGGCCGCGCCTCCCAGCATCGCTCCAAAGACTTTGCCGCAGGCCTGAGGCCAGCCTGCGCGCTTCCGTCTTCTCCCAGCCTTTCTCGTCCTCCTCTTTCGTGCATCCGTGCCTGCCCGAGCGGCAGGACGTTTGCGCTTGCCTGGCCGTTGGGATGTGTCGGGCCAAGGCACATGTGCCTGGCATCCAGATCCGCTGCGCCTGAGAAGGCGCGCGCCTGTGGACTCTGAAACCGGGCCTGCATATGCAGGCCTTATTCATTTTTGCCTGCCTCGGCACAGTCACTCCATCGCAACGACGCATCGTTTTCTGCGTCCCCCAACGGAGTGACCCATGTACGCCATCGCACAACTGTTCCTGCTCTTTGCCGCTCATCTGCGGCCCATCGTGGCCGAGGCTGCGGCGAGCGTGACGGCGGCCTTTCCGGTGCTGCGCTCATGAATGCACTGGCCCAGCATCGCAACGCCATCGTGTCCGTGCTGGCCTCGGTGCCGCAGATCGGCGTTGTGCAGGACCGCGAACGCCATGCCGCCAGCGATGCCGAGCTGGCCGCCCTGTTCACGTACACGCCGCCTACAGCAGGCACGGCCCATGTCCGCGGTTGGTGGCTGCGCAGAAGCAGCACGGCCGAGCACGGCAGCAGCACGGCCCGCACGGTGAGCGTGCACCAATGGACGCTGCATGGCTACCTGGCCATCGCCGACACCCAGGCCAGCGAGCTGCTGCTTGACGACCTGGTCGAGCAGTTCCGCGCCCTGGTGCGAGCCGATCCGACCCTGGGCGGCGCGTGCCAGCCCGGTCCCCTGGCAGGCAGCGACGACAGCACCGATGGCGTGCAGGTCGTGCGAGCCGAGCCTGTGGATTTCGCGGGAGTGCGTTGCCACTCCGTTGTCCTGCAACTCAGAACCTGGAGCTACCTGTGACCTGCACACCACCGAACCGGGCCTAGACCGGATACCCGCAACTTTCCCGCAACCCCTGTGGTCCGCAGCGCTGGAGAACGGCGCCCAAGGCCGCGAAACCTCTCCTCATCTCTTCAAAGGATTTTCCAAATGGCAGCAAAGATCATGCGCAAGATGGCCCTCCTGGCCCTGGTTGAAACCGTTGTCGGCACGGCCGTCGTGCCGCTGGCGGCCAATGCCATGCTGGTCAGCGACGTGACCCTCACCCCCATCGAGGGCGATGTGGTCGAGCGCAACAACATCCGTCCCTTCTTCGGCTCCAGCGGCAGCACCCTGGTCACCGAATACCAGAAGGTGGCGTTCTCCGTGGAATTCGCGGGTGTGGCCGCAGCGGGTGAGCGTCCCGGCGTGACCGACCTGTTGCGTGCGTGCGCCGCCAGCGCCAGCACCGAGACTGGCGTGAAGACAGTCTTCTCTCCCGTGACCGACGGCATCCAGAGCGTGACCATCTACGGCAACGTGGACGGCACCCTCTACAAGATGCATGGTGCACGCGGCGAGGTGGAATTCAGCACCGATGCCAAGGCCATTCCCAAGTGGAAGTTCGAGTTCACGGGCTCCTTTGTCCCCGCAGTGGATGAGGCCCTGCCGGCAGTGGACTACAGCGACTTCGTCGCTCCCCTGGGCGTCAACAAGACCAACACCCAACTGACCCTCGACGGCCTGGCGGTGGCCTGCAGCGCCTTCAGCTTCAAGTGCGGCAACCAGGTGGTCAAGCGCGACCTGATGAACGTGGACACCGTGGAAATCACGGACCGCAAGTCCACGGGCAGCGTCACCTTCGAGAACACCAGCGTGGCCACCAAGGACTGGATCGGCCTGGCGCGTGCCAGCGCCATCGTGCCCGTCACGCTCAAGCATGGCCCGGGCGCCACCAACACCGTCAGTTTCAAGAGCGCGCGCGCCCAGATCGGCAAGCCGACCTACAGCGACAGCGATGGCGTGCAGATGATCACCATCCCCCTGTCGTTCATTCCCTCCGACGCGGGCAACGACGAATGGTCCATCGAGATCTGACGCCTCACCTCCCTGCCTGACAACTACACATCCAAGGATCACCATGGCCGTCAAGATTTCCGGGCTCAAGTCCACCATCTCCGTTCCCGCAACGCTGTACCTGCCCGTCGATGAGGGCAGGTTCGGAGCCCATCACTTTGCCGTCGTGTTCAAGCGCCTGGGCAAGGCGCGGCGTGACGAGATCAATGAACTCATCGTCGTCGGCAAGCCCGCCACGCAGCCCGATGGCTCGCAGGAGGTACGGCGCATGACCATCCCTGAGCTGCTCGACGAAGTGGTTGTGGGCTGGGAGGGGATGCTGGGCGACGAAGGAACACCCGTGCCCTACAGCCGCGACGAGCGCCTGGCGGCCGAGGAGGCCTACCCGGGACTGGAGCAGGCCATGGCCGTGGCCTGGTTCGACGGACTCAACGTGCACCAGCGGGATGCCGCCACAAAAAACTCCGTGGCGCTGTCCGGCATCACCTCGGCCTCGACGGCGCAGACCGCTATCTCGTAGACGACGAGCTGCGCGCCCAGTGCGCGCAGATGGGGATCGACCCCGACCGGATGGTGCCCGGCGATCTGCAACGGCAGCACCCCGAGGACTACGAACTGTGGCCGGAGCATGCGATGGCCTGGAGCGTGTACCTCGGCTGCTCCACCCAGTGGCGCAGGACGGCCACGCCCTGGGGCCAGTGGCACTGGGACGGGCTGGACTACGCCGGGGCCGAGATCGTGATGCGCCGCTACGCGGTGCCCGCCGCGCAGCGCGGCGAGGTCTTCGCGCAATTGCAGGTACTGGAGGCGCAGGCGCTGCGCCAGCTCAACCGGGGCTGAGGCATAGGGGCCTCGGCTCCGGCCTTTCAAGACAAACACAAGCGGTCAAGCATACCGAACAGAGATCAGCATGAGTACAGCGGTCAAAAGCATAGGCATCGCCCAGACGCCCAGCCTGAGCGAGCTGCGTGCGCAGAATGCCCAGTTCTCCCAGGAGCTCGACAAACTCCACGGCAAGCTGCAGCAGGCGTATGCCGGCATGTCGCAGTTCGCAGGTGCCTCAACGGATACGGGACTTGTGTCGGCGCGTGCCAGCGTCGATGTCGAGAGCCTGTCCACTTCCATGGGCAAGATTGCAGGCCGCGCCAATGCCCTGCTGGAGGTGGCGGGTTCGGCGGCCAAGGTGGGAGAGGCGCTCTACACGGCCAGTGCCCAGACAGAGAATCTGCGTACGCGGCTGGACCTTGCCACCGGCGGCAAGGGCGCGCAGGAACTGGCCTATGTCACGGCCCTGGCCGATCGGCTGGGCCTGCAGCTCAATGCCACCGGCCAGGCCTACGCCGACTTCGCCACCAAGGCGCGTGGTACGGCGCTGGAAGGCGCGCAGGTGCAGAGCATCTTCACGGGGATTGCCTCGGCCAACGCGGCCATGGGCCTTTCCGTGGAGCAGGGCAATGCCTCGTTGGCAGCCGTACTCGACCTGATGGGCAAGGGGACGATAGGCGCGTCGGACTTCAGCGAGAAACTGGGACATATCCCGGATGCGGCGCTGGTCGGCGCTCAGGCCCTGGGTGTGACACAGGAGCGGTTCTCCCAGATGCTGCAGACCGGCGAGGTCGTGACGCAGGACTTTCTGCCCCGTTTCTCGCAGGCGCTGCAAAGCTCCCTGGGAGAGGGGACGGACAAGGCGGCGGACAGGCTGGATGCCGGCACCCAACGCATGGCCAACGCCTGGGACAAGCTCAAGTCCGCCGTGGGAGATTCCGGCATCAGCCAGATGATCTCCTTTGGCATGAATGCAGCGGCCAACGACATGAACGCCTTTTCGGAGTCCATGTCGCGCGCGCGTGACAACGGGTCGGGCTTCCTGGGCCAGATCAGCAGCGGCCTGGGCAACATAGCCGGGCGCGCGGTGGGCTTGCAATACATCAGCACGGCCTTCCAGTCGAATGCGGAAAAGGCAGCCTATCTGGCCAAGGAGCTTCCGCGCGCCAGGGCTGAACTGGAGATGCTGCAGGCCAAGGGGGCAGCGACATCGCGCAATGTGTGGGTGCGCACGGCCCATGACGATGCCCAGCGCCTGGTCGAAAAATTGCAGCAGGTGCAGCGCGAATTGATGGCGGCACAGGGTCAGCGCAATGCAGGCGGCGGCCGCGGGTTCATCAATCCGCCGCTGGTGGGACAGCCACAGCCACAGCCGCAGGAGCAAAGCAAGAAAACCGATGCGCCTGCGCAGAAGAAAGAGCCGCCTGCGGTACCCCGCACCGTCAGCTACGCGCCACCGGCCGTGCCAGCCAGAACGCAGCAGGACAATGAGGAGCTCAAGCGCGATCAGGAACTGCAGAAAAGGCAGCAGGAGGTGGCGCAACTCGTCAAGGAGCACCAGACCAAGGCCGGACTGGCCGAAAAGAACCTGGACCTCGCCCGGCAGGAGACCCTCGCGATCGGTCTGACTGGCGATGCGTTGGGACAGCTGCGGCAGGAGCAGGTCGAAAAGACCATCGCGGAACTGCAAGACAACGCAGCCAAGCAAGAGAGCGTCCGATGCTCGAAGGACGTCGCCGAGGCCGTGGGCAAAGAGGCCGATGCCACGCGCGAACTCGCCAGGGTCAAGGGCTACAACGACTCGGCACGCATGGTGGCCGAGTATGCGCAAAGCGTGAAGGAGGCCAACGAGGCGACCCAGTTCGAGCAGTCCCTGGCCGCCATGTCTCAGCGCGATCGGGAGATCGCCCTGGCGCAGTACAGGATCGAGATTGATCTCCAGAAAAAGCTGCAGGACATCGCGGCCAAGAATCCCACGGACGCCGCAGCTGCCCAGAAGCTCAAGGAAGACGCCACGGCCGCTGCGAACCAGGCCAAGACCAATGTCGCCGAGCGCACCCGCATGCAGGAAACCCAGAAGTCCGTTGACCAGATGGACGAGATGTTCCGCAAGGGCTTCACGGACATGCTGGCCAACGGTACGGAAGGCTGGCGCACGTTCACCAAGAACCTGAGCGCGACGTTCAAGGCCACGGTGGCCGATGAGATGTACAAGGCGTTTGCACGGCCATTCCTTGTTCCTGTGATTGCTCAGTTGCAAGGATTCATCGGCAACCTCTTCGGTAAAACAGGGGCTCCGGGAACTTCTGGACCTGGTGGCTTGACAGATGCGGGCTTGGGGGGGGGACTGACGGACTGGTCAACCTGGGGTAGCTCAGCTCAAGAGTTCCTCAGTGATTCTGCGTTCAAGCTCGTCGTGAACGGTTGGGACAAGGCCGGTGGAGCGATGCTTGACCTGAGCCGGACCGTGGGGAGGTTTGACTCTTGGTTGAAAGACATCCCTGGATTTAAAGGTGGGCTGGGGTCTGCCGCAGGCTATTTGGGAAGTCTCTATAGCCTGTCTCAGGGGCAATATGGCGCAGCTGTCGGCCAAGCCGTGGGGACGTGGATTCTTCCCGGAATCGGAACGATGGTCGGCAGCTTCCTGGGCGGAGCCCTGGACAAGGCCTTCGGCTCCCGCGGCCCCAACCACGCTGGCGCCGCCTACAGCACCGCTGGCGTCGGCAACGACAGGGCCGCCGAACAGCTGTTCGGCCGTGCGGCCGGAGACTGGTATGACGATCTGACGCAGCGCCACAGCGATGCCGTCGAAAAGCAGCTCAAGACCAGCCTGGACGGCCTGGCCTCGGTCTATGGGTCTCTCAGCAAATACGCGACGGGTAGCGCGCGCGGCATCGACCTGGTCGGCGGCTTTGCCGTCAACGGCCGGTACAGCGACGAGGACGCCTACGGCTACGCCAAGATCATCGACAAGACGACCGGCATGATCCTGGCCGGCTTCGAGAACCGCTCGCTGGGCAACAACCCGGACGAGGCCTACAAGGCCTTCCTGGGCCAGACCGGTTCCCTGCTGGTGTCCGAACTCAAGAAGGCGGACCTGCCCAGCTGGATGCGCACCACGCTGGACTCGCTGGGCGAAGCACCCAATGTCGAGGCGTTGCAGGCCGCCTTCCAGACCATCGACCTGATCGGCCGCTCCTTCGAGGAACTGGGCAAGAAGATCACGGGCTTTGCCGACCTGACCGACCTGGCCTTCGAGTCCCTGATCAAGGCTTCGGGCGGCATCGAGACGCTGAACGCCAACGCCGGCAGCTTCTACCAGAATTTCTATAGCGAGGACGAGCGCAAGACCATCGCCAAGCGCGAGATGGGCAGCAAGCTCAAGGACTTGGGCGTGGACATCGACCTGGATGCCGACGACGCCCAGGCCCGGTTCCGCAAGCTGGTGGAGGACAAGCTCAAGGCAGCCAACTCCGAGGAGGCGAATGCCAAGGTATTGAAGGACGCCATCTCCAAGGTCCAGGGCACGCAAGGCCTCAAGGACATGGCCAAGACTGGCGCCTTCAAGGACTGGGCCAGCTCTACTCTGGGAGAAGGTTCGGGCGATATCGGGAAACTCGCGGCCGATCTCGAGAACCTGGCAAACACCAGCACGTCGCTGGCCGACTTCACTGCCGGTATGGACAAGCTGATCGGCAATATCGGCGGCACCGGCAAATCTTCGGCCGAGACCGCTGCCGAGCTGCTCAAGCTCAACGACACGTTCAAGGCCGTTACCAAGACATCCGAGGATGCTGCGGCGGCTTCGGCCAAACAGGCGGAGGAAGCCAAGCGCAAGCAGGAGGAGCAGGCGCAGGAGGCGAAGAAGAACGAGGCCGATACGGATGCGGCGTGGAGCCTGCTGCAGCGTTCCGTCGATGCGGAGCGCTCGGCCATACAGGCACGCGTCGATGTCGCGCAGGAGCGCGTGGATACCGAGCGCGCCCTCATGGACACCTTGCGCGGGCATGTCGTCGAACTGCGCGGCCAGATCGAGAGCACCCAGGCCATGGCCTTGGCCAGAGCCAACGAGGTCATTGACCAGGCACTGGCTGCGTACCGGCGCACGGGCTATCTGCCCGAATCGGCTGACATCGGCGAGGCCGTCTCGGTTGCGCGCGGCGGTATTTCCTCGGGCAACTTCCGCTCGCGCCTGGACTATGAGGCCGCGCAGTTGATCCTGGCCAACAAGCTCGAAGTACTGCATGACGCGGCAGGCGAGCAGCTGTCTGCCGATGAATTGATTCTGGAGCAGGAAAAAAGCCAGGTCGATGCGTTGGAGCGGCTGCTCAAGACCGAGAAGGAGGCGCTGGACATAGCGCGTGGCATCGACACGCGGCTGCTGTCGTCCGATCTCGCATGGGCGGAATTCCGCGCGGCACTGCTCAAGGAAGGAGCTGGTACCGGAGGTGGTGCTGGTTCTGGCGGAAGCGGTTCCGGTGGCGGCAGCGGGGGCGCGGAACTTGGTCCGGGGCCAGGTCCTGGGGGTGGAGGTGGCAGCTCCACCGTGTATAGCAAGTACAAGATGCCTATTGCCGTGCTCGGTGATGGCTTCGCGATCTACGACTACGAAACGGATCCCGAGCGAGCCAAGAAGCTCGATGCGCTCTCGCCAACCTTCCATAAGTACGACGGCACCGGAGACCTGGTGGGACTGGCCAATGACATCAAGGCCCAGGGGGGCACGGCGCTGGATCTTGCCTATCTGTATGGCTACTCGGAGCGCGACGTGCTGGCGGCGTTGGACCAGTTCGGCATTCCGCGCTTCGCCTCGGGTGGCGAGCACTTCGGCGGCCTGCGCCTGGTCGGGGAAAACGGCCCCGAGCTCGAGTTCACCGGACCTTCACGGATCCACAGCGCCCAGCAGACGCGGCGCCTGCTGGAGGGAATGCAGGGCGGCGACCTGCACAGGGCCCTCGAGTCCCTGCAGCGTCTGACCTATGACCTGGGGCGCCAGCAGATCGTGCTGCTGCAAAGCCTCGAAAAGATGGCTCGCAAGAGCGACGCCATCGGCGTCAAGCAAAGGGAGACCGCATGAACGATGAATTCACACGCGGCATGGGATTTGTGCCGCCCCTGCCTATCACGTTGGACAACATGAGCACGAACGTCGCCGCAAGCGGCCTGCAGCCCTGGTCCGCCAGCAAGGCCTATGCGCTCAACGACGAGATCATCGACGCCTCGCGCGTGATCTGGCGCAGCATGGCCGGCAGCAATACCGGCAATGACCCCGCCAGTTCGGAAGGCAAGTGGCAAAGGCGCGGTGTGGAAAACCGGCTGCGCATGTTCGATGCCAGCCTGGGCTCGTACACCGAGGCCGATGACCTTATCGAGGTCACCATCAAGCCCGGCCGCGTGGTCACGGACATCGAGCTGCTGGGCCTGCAGGCGCACACGGTCGAGGTGGTGATGACCGACCCCGTGGCCGGCGAGGTGTTCCACAGCGGGCAGCGCCTGGTGCTGCGCCCTTCGGGCAATTCGCACTGGGGCTACTTCTTCAACCCCATAGAGCGCGAACGCAAGCTGTCCATCTCGGGACTGCCGGCCTACACGCAGGCCAGCATCACGATACGCATCGCCAACCTGGGGGCCAAGGCGCGCTGCGCCGAAGTCGTCATCGGCCGTGCCGTCTGGCTGGGCAACACGCAGTGGCGGCCCTCGGTCAGCTTCGACGACTGGAGCCTCAAGAAGCGCGACGACTGGGGCGGCTGGATGGCCGAGCCCGGCGCCTACAGCGACCGCTTGAAGCTGCAGGTCCTCGTTCACGGCACGCAGTACGAGCGCGTGCGCAACGAAATCCTGGCGTATCGCGCCAGACCGGTCGTCTGGATAGGTGCGCGCGGCTACGGCGTGCTCACCACCTACGGCTACATCACGGGCTTCGACCAGGTTCTGGTGGCCCATGGCTTCTCCGATTGCAACCTAACCATTGAAGGACTGGAAGACGATGAACTTCACACCCCCACCTAGTGCACCCGAGGAATCGGTGGCGATCCCGAATCGTCGCACGGACCCGCAGGACGTCTTCGACGTCAAGACGGATGTCTATCTGAACTGGCTGACGGGCTTTCGTAACTGGACGGCGGGCCTGGTGACTTGGCTCACGACGTTTCTGACGGAAATGGCCCAGGCCATGCTGACGGTCGAGGGCAACAAGAACGCTGCGCAGGCCGCCGCCTCCGCCGCCGCGACCAGCGCCCAGAACGCTGCCATTGTCGCCGGTGCCTCCCGATGGGCGCCGGGCAGCTACGCCCAGGGCGACGCCGTGTGGTCGCCCCAGTCGCTGCTGACCTATCGGCGCGTACCAGCCGGCACCACGGCCAGCGCGCTCGACCCGGCCCAGGATCCCGCGGGCTGGCGGCTGTCCGGTTCACCGCAGTCCATGCCGCAGCAGGAGCTGACAACGGCAGGGCCCCATCACCTGATCGTCGGCATGCACTACATCGTCCTGCACCCGCAGTGCGAATGCCTGATGCCGGCCGGGTCCGCGCCGCAGGAGCAACTGCGCGTCACCAACCGCTCCGGTGCGCTGACGCCCGTGCTCAGGCGCAACGGAGGCAAGTTTTCCGGAATCGAGGACGACCTGGCGCTGGACTCGCGCTATGCCGACCGCGTATTTACTCAAACCGCAACCCTTGGGTGGATCTGATGCTTTCCTTCAACAATATCTATGGCCAACCTGCCGCGCTGATGCGCCGGCGTATCTGGAGCGGGGAGGAGCGAAAGGTACCAAGTGTGTCCATGTTGACAGCCAACGCCTTTCGGCCCCTTGGTGCAACATCGCCTCCCAACATCGTCCCTGATCACGGTGTAAACAATGGTCGAGTCAACTTCCTGGTGGTTGGTGACAAGGTCTACACCTCGGCTGACCTCAGGACCATGGTGCTGCGCTTCACCCATACCGGCAGCGGACGCTGGCCTGCGATTTACTCGATTGCTGAGCGCGGCGGCAATGTCGTGATTGCATGCGGCAGCGGCGTTCCCTCCTCAAGTGCCACGCAATACGAGTCGTATGTCAGTGTCAACGATGGTCTGACATTCACGTCTTCGCCTCTGGGGGCGGTCCGACGGGTCATGTGTGCTGGCGGGTTTTTCTACGGCTTTCCTGAGTTTCGTGGGCTGAGTCGTTGCGAAACTGGAACAAGCGCCAGCGTAAGCCTGGTGATGCCCGTGGACACTTCCTGGCAATCCGTGGTCTACAACGGGGAGCGGTACTTGACCATTTCCTCCGATGGCACCGTACTGGCAACATCGGTCGATGGACTGAATTTTTCCGTATCGACTACGTTCGCTGCCTTCAAGCTCAGTGCGGACATCCAGCCCCAGAATGCCTTTGCAGTAGGGCGCAGATTCGTGCTGGTTGAAGTGCGGGGCAATACGGTCAGGTCCATCGTGACAGAAGACGGTGCGAGTTTTTCCGTGCAATCGTGGCAGGTTTTTGATGGAGAGAACGGAGAGCGTTGTCTCGGTGTCCCGCAGTATGCGGTGATGGCTGACGGTTGTGCCTATTTGAAGATGTATACGGTCGATTGGGCTCAAATCCGTCGAGTCCGGTTGATTGTGTCGGCGGATGGGATCACTTGGCGGGCATTTCCCCCACTTGCCGGGAGTAATGTGTCAGGGGATAGCACCTCAGCAGGGAAAGCCATGTTTGGCCTGGGGCCCGGCAAGGGCCTGTATGTAGCGCAGGGGCTGGACTCCGTCGTACATGTTTCGGAGACCCTTAACGACCGCGACTTCTATTACGAACTGGGTGCCGCATGAACTACGAATTCAACCTCTGGGGCTGGTACGCAGGCATGTCCACCATGCCCGGCTCGCGCACGACGACACTGCCACCCGACAACATGCAGACGCACGAGACAGCGGGCCGCCCGCGCAGCAACTTCACGGGCCTGGCCTGGGTCGAACTGCCTTATGAGGCCCCGCCCGAGCCGGTGCCCGAACCCGCGATGCCGGAGATCGTCATCACCGGCATCGCGGCCGACAAGGAGGACTTTGTACATACTCCCGACTTCACCGATGCGACGGTGCCGGTGGGCGCCACGCTGGCCCTCTCTGCCGAGCTGCGGGCAGGCGCGCAGGTGTTGGCCAAGGATGACAGCTTTCGACTGCCCATCCGGTCGCGCGATGGCCGCGAGCGCGTGGTGCTGGCCTCCATGGTCCAGGGCGTTCTGCGCTTCTCGGTCCACTTCGAGGACAGCCGGGTTTGGGAAGTGACCGAGGCCGCTATCAATGCCGACCTGCCGCCTGGGAGGCGCATGCGCTTCAAGGGCATCAGGGTCTTTGCCGTGGAGGCATGACCGGGCCGCAAGGCGTGCACGCAAGCCGGCAATTGCCGGCTTTTTTGCATTTGTCTTCGAGTGCCATCATGATTGGATGAATCGGGCCGCGGTACGCAAAATAAATTCAGAGATGCCCGATTCTGGGTAAATCTCATTTAAATTTACGGTCTCTTACAGTTGTAATTGCCTGTGTCGTTGCCCCAAAATGTCCAGATCATCCATTGATTCACTCCCTTCGTTTCCTGAATTGCTGCGTGTCTCAGCACTGGCGTCGGCCAGCCTGTTTGTCATGGGCATGGCGCTTCCCAACGCATGGGCAGGTGGCGCAGGAGGCGGGGGTGGCGTGGGAATCATGGACATCAGCGGGGGTGGAGGCAGTGGACACGGAGGCGGCGCTGGCGGAAATGGCGTCGGCAGTTCCGGAGGCTCCGGCCCCGGTGCCGGAGGGCAGGGCAATGCCGGTGGGTTGGGCGCAATGTCCACCCTGGATGGACTGGGTGCTCCCGCATCGCTTTGGGGTGCGGCCGGTGGTCTGGATCTGTCGCACGTGCGTGCCCCCGGGGGCATGAACTCCGCTGGTGGCGACGCAGATTTTGGCAACTTCGCCGGTGGGGGAGGTGGCGGCGGGGCTGACGCCAGCATGTGTGCCGGTGGCGCGGTCGCCTCGGCTGCCGGCTACGCGGGAGGTGCAGGCGGCGCCGTGGGAATGTCTTCCGGCGGTGGCGGTGGCGGTGGTGGCGGAGCTGGCGTGGTCATTCGATCCAATGGGGCGCGCTGCACCATCGGAGTCGCCACGGGAGGCCGTGGAGGTGACAGTGGTACGGCCGGAGGCGGTGGTGGCGGTGGATCCGGTCTTTACGTCATCGGCAATGCCAATGTCATCACCATCGCGTCGGCATCCGGCGGCGATGGAGGCGATAGCGTGGGCGTGCCGGGTGGCGGATTCGGCGGAGTGGGCGGTGATGGAATACGTGTGGAAGGGTCCGGCAATACAGTGACTGTCACTTCTACCGTGACCGCGGGCCAGGGCGGAACTCCTTTGGCTGCTGGCAGCGCTGGCAATGGCTCCTCCATCCAGCTCAAGGGAGCCAACAATACCTTGGTGCTGCAAGGGGCTGCGATCGCGGCGGACATTCGCCTGACGACCGCGGGCAGTCGCTTCAAGGGAACAGCTTCCATCAATGGCGCTCTGGTGCTCAATGGGACACTGGCACCCGGTCATTCGATCGGGACAGTCAGTGCAGCCTTTCTGGATATGCGTGCCGGCATCTATGAGGCGGAGATCAATGCAGGCACTGGCGCCGCCGATCTGATTCAAGTCACGGGCCCGGGTGCGGCACCATCAAACAAGGCGGCATGGGTCGACGGGGCCGCCCTCAATGTGAGCAATCTTGGCGGTACGTTGTCTGCCGGCCAAAGCTATACGCTGCTCGATGCAGGAGCCGGAGGTGTCGATGGGTTGTTCACGCTGGGGGCGCTGCCCGCAGGGGCAACTGGCCATCTCGTGCAGGATGGAACGACGGTTGTGCTGCAGATCACCGCATTTGTTGCACCACCATCGCCCTCGGCGGCAGCCAGTGTTCCCGTGCTGTCGCCTTGGGGCTTGGCACTGCTGAGCATCGCGGTGGCTGGGGGGGCGTTCAGGCTGCGCCGTCGTGAAGGCACAGGGGTGAACACCTGA